GCCGGTGCCGTATTTAATTGGGTATATACATCTAAGTCAGGTGTGCCATCAGGTTCTAATGGCGTATAGAAAGGAACAACGTAGTTTGTGGTTACCCCATCGGCCAGGTATTGAACTATGGTATCTTGCTGCGGTAAATTTGACATGATTGTTCCTTAGTATAATTGTCTTTGTCCAGGTTCCATATACGGTTTATTGCCTAACAAACTATCTACAAATGGTGAAACACCTGGAATGGTTCCAATAGGGTTTGCTACGTTTGCCCAATCTTTCATGGTTGATTTTGCTTGTGATAGATTGCCTGTTGCCAAAGCAAATGCGGATGTGAAGGGATCTAATCCCAAACGAATACTGGGCGTATTAAAAAATGAACCGAATAAGTTTTTGTTCTGAGAATTTGGATCTAAAACCTTACCAAATATTCCAAATCCCCCACCCAACAGCTTTGTAAAATAACGAAGTTGCTCTGACTTAGACATACGCGAAGGATCCGGAGGCGTTAACCCTTGACCCAAAGCAACCAACACCTCAGACAATGAAGCCAGCAACATAGTGCCCAATGACAAATTCAATGCATACATAAACTTTGCACCATAACTATCAAAATCACCCATACCGCCAACAATAACACGCTTCATATACTGCAATGGATAACCCTTAAATTGCATAATCATCCGCACCGCTTCGCCACCTATCGTTCCCGCTCGTGTTCCACCGAACGACGTAATCATATGGGTATAAGCCGTGGGATTTAAAACCGCATTCTCCTGCATCACATCAAATAAACCAAATACTTTCCGGTATACATGCGAACGATATTCAGACAACGGAACATCCTTCTCACCCGCATTCCATAAATCCTTCATCTCCGATTCATTTAATCTATCTACATTATCCGTAGTAAACCAATTCTTTTCCGTCTTACCCCGCAATGCATCCCATTCCTGATTCGTGATATCAAATTTCTTTAGAAAATACTGTGTCTGACCATTCAATTCATCAAACTGCTTGACCGAATCCCTACCCAATCCCTTCATAATCGGCATCATGGCAGATAATTTATTCCCTTGGTCAAAAGCATCCACTGCCGTTAAATGAAAAAACTTATTGCCCATGCGGTTCATGATATTGCCCATATCAGCACTTTCTGCATAACGCGCCATCGTTCCCATATGCACATTAAGGCTTGATGACATGGTGCGTGCCAAAATTGCACGCTCCTCACTGGGCATTAAATTAAATGCATGAACTATGCCATCAAAATAAGACTTCCAAAATGAATAACCCGCGCGTTGCGCCATTGCACCTATCTGAGATATATCAGACAAACTTTTTATTGCTAAGTTTCCAAGGCGAGATATTGAGGATAAAGAACGTAAACTTGAACCAATATTGCCAAGCTTAGGGCTCCATATAGCACCATTGGTTCCCAGCAATTGATTAAACAAGGCATCGGCTTCATTTGCTCGAACCGATTGCTTAATACTCATCGGTTTACCGCTGGCTTCTATTTTCTCAACTTCAAGCTTTCGCAATTCATTCCACATCATTTGAGGAGCACTACCAAATATCGAAGCCATGCCCGCTTGCTTGCCACTGGTATTAATGTCTTGAATCCAGGCTTTCAACAGTGAATTGTCACCAAATACCTTGTTGCCTTCACCCCAATTGCGCCAATCCTTATAGACATAAAACATATGCCTTTTCTTTTCTACCTTGGCAAAATCTCGCGCTACCGTTGGATTCGTAAACAAAACGCCATGACCTTGGATAATGTTGTTGTAAGTATTGCCTATCATCTTATCAACAACCGCCTCATCAATTGAGCCATCTTCACGTACTGCCTTTGTATCCTGAAATGTTTTTTCAATATTGATGAACTTTTTCATGTTGGCAACAAAGTTTTCTTTACCCATGGCTGATAATTTGGAAGGATTGTACATGCTCTTAAAAAAACGGTCGCCTCGTATCTCTGAGGGCTGCATGGCATTGGTTCTAATGAGCATTGTTTCACGCGAAACAATATAATGTTTTAGCTTTTCCCCAATCTCTTTAACCATGGGGTTTTCATGTTCAACCCCATCGGCATATGCAAAAATAGAATCCATGTTTTCATTGTTCGCCAAAAACTCCATATTGTCTTTGGTTAGTTCTTGAAATGAATCATTCATCAAGGTTTGCTTGGCGGCATTAGAAGCTGTTTCAACGTTATAGGCTGTGTTCTTATTGGTTTTTTCTAAAAGTGCTATAGGTGTCGTACCATCGCCCATCTTTTTTTTTAATTTTTTATACTTTTCAATATTGCGCGCAGCCGTCATGCATTCATCAAACAATATTTTAGTGTGATCTTTATTGATTTCCTGTATCGCCTTATCACGTGCAAATGGTACGCCTTCTGTAGTTAATTCGCGTGTTCTTCGCGCAACTTGACTAATATATTTTTCAAGCTCTTCACCCGTGAAATCATTTAACGCCCTGCGCGCTTCTTCTATACATTCATTCTTTGCCATTTATTGTTGCCCCAATGCACACTCGATTAAATCCTTTAATGCCTTCTCATTGTCTCTAAACTGCTTTAACTTCAACTCAGACATGTCAAATGCATCGCGCGCCTCTTTAAATGCCGTCTCTCTAATTTCATCTTTTAAAGGCTGATTGGCCAATAACTCCTCGCCTGCATCTTCTATCACCTTGTCTTCAATTGGACTAAGACTGATTCCAAAACGCTCAAATTCTCCAATATAGGGGACGGCTTGTTCAATCCGTTCGTGTAAATATTTTTTAACAGAATCAGGATGAGCCAAAGGTGCAGCAGTATTATCAACCATTTCAACAAAAGCTTTAAGTACATTGTTAAAACCTTTCTGACGCGCATTGAATTGCTCCAAGCCGATTCGGTCAAACAAAACCTTAGCCTCTGGCCATACTTGGCTTAAGTCTTCTAATCTATGATATGCCTTTCGATTTTTATAGTCACTGATCAAACGCCCCTCCAACATTAATTTATTTTGAATATCCGCCAATTCCTCCTTCGGAGTAGGCAATTTCAATGACTTCAATCGCTTTTTTAATTCAATATGCTTCTTTAGTTCATACATCTTTTGATATTTAGGCGTAGACCTACCCTCAATCATCTTAATCTGGTGTGCCAACTTCAATTTAAAAGAAACCTCTTTCGGAACATGATAAGGAATATCGCGAATCGAATGAATGCCCAATTTCTTTAAATGCTGAAATATATTATTCTGTGTAAATATTTGCTTCTTTAATAAACCCTTAGGCAAACTTCGCGCAATCTCAGCATCTAATTTTTTTAATAATGCCGCATGTTCTTCAATCTTTGTGCCCAAATCATGCGTCATGCCCTGAACCGCATCCATCATCGTAGGATGTTCTTTCATGAATTGAATATAAGAATCCAATTCATTGTGGATGGCATAAGTAGATAATAGTTGACTATCCGTTTCACTAAAGCCTGTGATCCCTTGGTCAAACAAAGCATTCTTAAAATTCTCAACCCCATCTCTAGATAAAACCTGATGCCATACTTTACCCGTCATTCGGTCATATGGAATTTGCAATTGATTCAAAACCTTCAATCCAGCTTCATGCACCTCAGGACTATTAGGTTTTTCTAAATAATCCAAATACCATTCATGCATTTCTGGACTTATGCGCCCCTCATCTTCTGCTTGCTGCAAATGGTCTTGTAATTCAGAAACCCGCATTTGGTTGGCTTCATTCTTCGATAAGGTTTCATGGTGCTCGCGCAATAATCTCCCCAATTCTGCATCCATTTCTTTTGATGCAAGCTTGGCCTTTCGTAACGCTATAGTTCCCCTTATGCCCTTATAAGCCACGTAACCTGCAGCCAATGGGAGTCCCGCCAATAAGAATCCATAATTATCTGAACCCCAATCTTCTATTGCCTTTTTGGTATCCAAAGTATTGTCTATGGCATTGTAATGTTCGGCAAAATGCTCAGGAATCGTAAAGCCTTTATAAGCCGCAAATTCACTAACACCTAAACGCGCTATTTCTGCTGCTGAATATTTGGGTAAAAAATGCGATAAAGAACTACTGGCTAAATTTTTTAATGGCACTTGGGTGGTCAGATAACCCTTTAATAAAGCTTCACTACCAGCCTCTAAAGCCAATTGTCGGGCACCAAATCCGATTGCTCCGGCTACATAGCTAACGGGCGTTGATAATGCCAAACCCAAAGGTATACTGGGAATAATAGAACCTATCAGATTGCCCACTAAATTGGCACCTTGCTGTAATGTGCCTTGTCTGGGGTCACTCAAAACTTCATTGATGTATTGTAAATGTTCGCTATTCTTCTTTCTTTCTTCTTCGGTGCTTAATCCAGGAACAACATAATCCAAAATTTGTTGGCCTTGTGCAAAAGTTTGCTGTGTGGCTGCACTAAAGGATTGCGCAACCGTTGGCTTATAGTTGGAAATATCAGTAGGTAATGCGGTTTGTCGCTCTCCACCTAACATCATTTACCCCACTTATTCATTTCACCTATCCAACCATGCCGAATATGCAATTGCTTGTCATATTCATCGGCCTCTTTCTCATTCTTAAAAATGCCCAAATGTTCTTGTGTGTCTTTATAGTGCTCAATAGCCTCTTTTTTGCTTAATAATTTACCATTGACAATCTGTGGAATTAAAACCGTTTTGCCATCTTGTTCTATGGTCATGGTTTTAACGGTCTCATAGTTGCCATTTTTATCATAAACTTTTGGTCTATTTTCTAAATCAATATTGCCTTCAATCAAAGGACGGATGACTTTAGGGTTTGCCCGTAAATAATTAACCGCTATGGTTTCAGGATTTTGAGCTGCATTGCCATATTTGGCATTGCCTAAAGGATTGGAAATACCCGTGATTTCGGTATCAGATTCGGCCTTTCGCCAAATGTTCTCATTATACAATTCAGAATAAGCAGGAGTACCATATTTGTCAGGAACCGCATGGCCATTGGTAAAGATAACCTCAACTCTACCCCCAGGAGACGAGCTCAACATCGGTGGATTATTTGCCCATAATGTATCTACTTCCTTGGGTGTATTGTATTCCAGTAATTTTTTGCGCGTTTCATTGAGTGCATGGCTTGCTAAGACTTGCATTTGTGGTTCTTCTAAAGGAATTTCATTTGCATCTAAGACATAGTTGTAGCTGGATTTAACGCCATATGCCCTATTCATGTTGTTTTTGAATGTCTGCAAATAATCGCCTGTATTCTTAAATTCATAATCACCGTGGTCCGCAGCTTGCTTTTTAACATAACGCAAAGCCTGTTCTACTTTTGCCGATTCTAATTCAGCGCCATTGGGTTGATAGCGTAAATAAGTATTCACATCGGTTAATTGTGTTTTGATTTCAGTACGTAACTTTTGGTCTGATTTTCCGGATTTGGATTGATCTAGTTGGGTAAATTTATTTTGTTTATTCTTAGCCGTTTCTGTTCTACCCAACGCATCGGCTTGTTGGGATGCCATAAGGTCTACGAGGAATCCTGGATCTGCTTTATTCGCCAATGACCCCGCTTCAAACACCGTCAATTGCTTCCTATAATCATCCTGTGTACCACCCTTAAACGCATTCATCGCATACACCCGATTCTTAGGCGTTAATCGCTGTATGGTCTGTATCGCTGTTTGTATATCCCCACCCTTATTAAATGCCCCCACAATCGGAGCCAACATTTCACGCGGTATGGGTTGTCTTAAATAATCGGGAATATGCATACCAATACCCAAACTATCAGACTTCGTAATTAAATCATTCAAGTTATCATTGTGGCGTATATACTTTTGAACATTAACCTGCTCCGGTGTACCAAAAGGAACATCGTTATCAATGGCTGTTTCAGTCTGCGAAAAAGCCTGATACATCCGCGCACCTTCTGGTGTGCCTGCTATAAAATTCTGATACCACCCTGGCTCTTTCGCATTGGTTATGAAATTATTTAAACGATTCTTATAACCTTCCTTTTCACCCGATAACTTTTCAGTCTTTCGCAACAGATCCAATTTATGATTTAATTCTATCCAACTCATACCCGAATTAATGTCACCCGTAGCACGTGCCGCCCCCATTCCATAATTCAATACTTTGTCTAAATTATTTGGATTTTTAATGGCAATTAAATCCTTTGGCATAACCCGTTCACCATTAGCAATGCGCGATTCAATGTCATTAATGGTCAACATGCCAAAATGATGCTCGGCATTCATGGCCGTTGGTGTAGCCATAGGCAAATTGGCATTACTTAAAGGAACCTGTCCCGTATCGGTTGCATGATAAGCACTTAAATCAGAAGCGGTTAATACGCCTTCCTTCATACCCTCAACGATTTCTTGTGCCATTTGCATCTCAGCAGTAAATTGCTTATGCAAATTCGCACCTTCTACCGCCGTGATTATTCCCGCCTGAACCTTTCCACGAATCGCTTCATATTGGGCCTCAATCAAAGCATCCGCTTGCTCAGGATTATTGAATATATCGGTTCTTATGGACTGCAATGTAGTCGCAAATGAAGAAAGCGTATTGAATTTTGCGGATTCCCTGGTTAAAGCAATCTCTTTTTCCGCAGCACTCACATTCAAACTTCTGGCAGTATTCTGCGCCATAGACCTTAAATTAAGCCTATCGTTTTTATTTAATTCGGCACGTGATAACAAACCCTGAATCGTGTCATTGGCATTTTTGGCTATATGGGTCGCATTGCCTGGACTCCTGGCCATATCAATTTTACTTTGTGCATCCACATCCTGAATCATCGAATGCGATTGCAACAAATTAGCCTTGGATGCCTCTTTGGCATAATCAGCCGCTTCTGTAAAACCCCTTTGCGCAATACTCCCCAATACCCGCGCAATACTTTCCGATCCTTCGGCTGTCGATTTAATCGGAGCAGGTTGAATACTGGGATGTGATTCATTGGGTGTTACAAATTCGCCCGTCATTATAATTCCTCAACCTGTGGTAATTTTTTAGGCGCATTGCGGTAGATCTCCGTCCCACCCAAAGCCACGTTGGCTACATCCCCAAATAATTGCGCATACAGCGTGGTTTTCACATTGCGCTTTTCTATATCAATGGCTTGTTTATTTAGTGATTCTTCTGTTTGTAAATTTGCCGCTTTTCGTGCGCCCACATTTAAGGTTTCACGTTGGATGGCATTAAAACTTGGGCTATCAAAAGCAACGCCACGCGTACTTAATTGGGCGGCTTGTCGACTCAACATCTTTTCTGTGATGTCGATATTTTGTAGGTTTTTTTGTTGGTATTGTAGGGCATTTAATTTTGCCTGTCGGTCCAATGCCGACAAATTGGCTTCAGCTGCTTGTTCTTCAGCTGTCATTTTTCCTACAGTTGAAACCACTGCTATGGATGCCAAAGTTAATGTTACGGGATCTATACCCATGGCTTTCCTCCTTTTATATAACGGCCATTTCTACTTGATAACCTATAGCCAAAATCTGCAAATCAAATGGTGATGACTGGGTTATCACGATAATATCTTCATCAAATCGATTGTAACCAGCTACCCGTGAAACAATAGCCGTATCAGTCCTAGGCAACAAAGGCAATCCCAATTGAATCTCTTTGAAATCTTGATACTGAACCAATATCCCATTAATCATAAAATTCAAAGATTCATAGTAATCCACGTAAATTCGATACACTTGTTTTTCAAAGGGGCTGGTATTGGCTGAAAAATAGGGATACATGGGCCTTATCTCTACATTAAACAAAAGTCCAACCGTTACCGCACCCGCATTTACTTCAATATTATTTACAGTAATCTCACCATTGACCACCAGATATTCACCATAATCTTGGCCTTGATAAATTACTTGAACCATATAACCATTAAAAATATCCAAATCAACCACATTACCCAAACTGTCCATGGTTGTATTAAAAGCGCAGTCAACAAATACACCCGTTTGTAATTCTTCAATAATAAACTGATTGGTTAGCACATAATATTTAAGCACATAAATCTGATTGTTAACACTCACAATATCTATTAATTGTACATTATTTTGAAATACTATAGGCGTAAGTGCTGCCAAATGGATTTCATTGGCAAATTGAAATGCGGTAATCGTATTGTCTACGTCGTTCAACAAATAAATGAAATTATCTTGGGACGTATCAGTACCACGTAAAAGTGCCCTATTGGTCGGGTTCTTCATTAAATGAGAGCTTTGGGGAGCAATATTGGTTGATTGATACGAAAGACCAACGCCCGTAAAATGATAGTTAATCATGGCTTTACCGGTACGCTGCACTATATACGTATCATTTAAATAAGTTTGTGGCTTCAATAAGGAAGATGTGCCATACGATGATTGTTGGCGTATAGAAAAAGTGGATGGCGTAAGTCCAATATCTTCATTCTGAGGGCACGCAAATTCAAAGTTGACTGTAAATACTTCCAGTTGTTTTCCGCCATTCATCCAATAGATTGGGCCAGCATTCGTTTGGCCAATGGTATAGATAATTGCGTCTGTATCGGCACCTGTACCCACATCAAATGAAATGGGTTGATTGAGTTTTGAGCCAAAGATGGTGTTTTGCAAAAGGGCCGTATTGGCAAGCCAAAGTCTGTTTTGAAAATACAACACTTTGGATGGATACCCTAAACCATATGGGTTTCCTGTTCCACCTGCTCCAGCAGTAAAGGCGACTGAGCGAATAGAATATTGTGCGCCACTGGTAGAATACCCGGATGTTAAGAAATTAATAATTACGGTTGCGGTAAATGTAGCGGTCGTGCCTGTTTGACTAACGGCTGTAATAATGGCGTAGCCTATGGGGGCTGTGTCCGTAGCACCTGCACCAACAATCTGACCACCTACCCATTGATTGGTAAAGACTGAACCAGCTGGAATATTACTTAACTGAAAGGTCATTATATTGGTTGAGATGGTATATAAAACATTACAGCCATTATAGTTGATTAAATTAAAATCATAGGCTGGCAATGGATAGATGTCTAGGTACTCGAATGAAAATGTTAGCGGATCGTAATTCGAAATAAACAGTCGTCCAGGAGGAAATAAAGGGGACGTAAAAATAATACTGTCATTGTCTTGGGTATAATCCAAGTCAAATAAATCAGCACCAGAATAAGGCATTGGTACAGCTTGTATAAAGGTCAACTGATTTACAAAGGTCACCACTTGGGTGTTGGTATAGGTAACAACATACTGGTCTTGATAGGTGATAACATCTTGTTGGGTTAGTGGCGCGGACCATATATAAAAATACCCGCTTGATGCCATGACCAAATAATAAACGCCATTCTTATCAAGAAACTCATACATAGTAGAGTTTAATTCGGCTTCACCTGTTACATTATAGCGAAACAAAGAGCCTTTTCTTTTGCGCGCAAGACCTGTAGTCCCCACCTCACAATTTAATAGACTTTGAGCCGCTGTAAGGTATTGTTCTACATCGGTACGTTTCCAAATACTGATATCAACTTCGCCCGACGAAAAAGACGTCTGTCTAATCATTTCCTTTGGCATTTGTCGAATCATCCTATATAATAGTATGTTTAATAGAATGATTATGAGCGAAATTATAAAAATATGCAAAAGACATGGGGAATTGCCTAATGAATTAATTCGCATACAAGACAATGGGCGATGGAAGGTAAAAGTTTGTATATTATGTTGTCGAGAAACAGCCAAAAAGTCACGCGAAAAAAATCCTGAAAAAGAAAAGTTAAGACGAAAATTAGATTATTTAAAAAATCGTGAACGTAATTTAGCTTATAGAAAAGAATATCTATCACGTCCAGAGGCAAAACAAAAACGCGATAATACCCGCATTGCTTATGGCATAAAACATAAAGATAGACTTAAAGATAAAAATTTACGGTTTAAATTTAATATTACACTAGAGCAATACAATCAATTATTGCATTCTCAAAATTATGTGTGCGCTATATGTTATCAACCCGAAAAAGCTTTAGCTCGTGGTAAAAGAACTATTAAATCTCTTGCGGTTGATCATTGCCATAAAACAGGAAAAATTCGCGGCCTCTTATGTGACATTTGCAATAAAGGAATTGGTCATTTTGAAGATTCTATCAATAAACTTGAAAGTGCCATTCTATATCTCAAAAAATATACAGATTATACAAAATTTAAACGGTCAAAGTCATTGTAAGCTGTACTGAAGTGAGGGTTTAACATATCATCTTGAGTTATCGCCTTACCCAATATACGCATATATTCGCCTTCTAAATATTTTGTTAAATCCACATTATTGGTTAATGTTGGACTTAGTTTTGCTGCGGCATATAACACTAATGCGCGCGCAAATACAGGCGTGTACACTTCGGGCATTGCTTGGTTCACAATGTAGTAATAACCAACAGGCAACACTTGTGCCAATAAATACCCATCTGCAAATTCATAAATAGGCCATTGAGAGCCAGTATATTGCCATTTGAAAAATCGGCCAAAATCACCAGGTAGTTGGTATGTGTAATTATAATCTGGGGAGAAGTTAAAGGTTAATGGTGTGTTATCAAACACAAATTTAACCAAAAATGACCAGTTTGCTTCTAAATATAATTCGGGTGCTAATTCTATTAATTTTGCTGCTGTTTGTGTAGCGTCTTGAGATTCATCTATTGCCGCAACCGTTGGTCTGCCAAGCTCTGAAAGCGTCCGGTTTACCAATTCTATAAGTGTTGGCATAGTGTCCTCTTAAGAAATTTGGGAGACACTGTCTCCCAAATAATGATTTCTTAGTTTAATACCACAAAACCAATGATTAAAGTACCATTTAACGCACTACCTGCTACGTTATTATTGGTTACACTAACCGTAATGGTATTGGTTGTAGCCACGGCACTCAATTGCACGCCTGGGATTGTATTAGTACCTCCCATAAGCGATACCAAAACCGTTGAAGTTGAAGTCACAAAAGTATTGGTGATCGTCGTGGCCGTTGCCGTAGTTGTTGCCGTTGTAGTTAAAGAAGCAGTGGTTACAACACCCGCCTGTTTGCTTATAGTGGGGGTTGCACCGTTTCCTGTGCCTTCAGTAAAGGTAAGCTTACCAGTCATTGTGCCACCAGCTAATGGCAACGCACCCAAATTCGCTAACGATGTTGATGCGCTCGCTACATCAGACAGGTTATTGGCTGCTAACAAATATTGACCGGTTGAACTGCCTTCGTTTGAGGGAGTCGCAACATAGGCAAAAGTTGAAGCTCCAGGATCACCAGAGGACAATATTGTTAAAGTATTCGCACTTGGTGTCACTTTCTCAACATATACCGCATTAGCAGAAGCCTCCCAGTTACCAACTACCACGGAGTTTGCCGTAATGGTGGAATCAGTAATGGTTGTCGTAGCACTACCACCCGCATTGGTATAATTCGCACCATACATTCCTAAGTTGGTCAAAGGAGTGGATGGACTAACAGCCAAATATTGGAACACAGAAGCACCAGGATTGGTATTTACCAAAATAGTAATGCTTCCGGCTGCCACAGTTACTTTTTCAATATATGCTGCATTGGTTTGTGATGCAAAATTGGCTTTAACTACCATGCTGGTTGTTATGTTTGCATCGGTAATCACAATGCTTGTGCCACCACCTGCATAAGCGTAGCTATTGGCATATACGCCTAGATTCTGCAAAGGCAGAGAGGGCAATACGGCTATAATACTTAAAACAGATACACCAGGGTCGCCAGTGGAAACAACAGTCAACGTACCATTTCCCGCAATAACTGTTTCAATCCCTACGGCATTGGCACTGGATAGCCAGTTAGCAAATACCAACATGTTGGGATTGATGTTTGGATTTGTTATAACGGTTGTAGCACTTCCACCAGCATTATCATACTTAGTTGAATAAACGCCTGATGATGCAATGCTCGCTTGCGTATTGGATACAGCTATCAAGTTCCAGTTTTGAAGTGTTGGATCATATTGAACACGAAAATCCCCATAAATGGTTGATGTTCCGGTATCCAATGGGAAGTGACTCAAGTCACTATAACCAATACTAATCTGGTCGTTTTGCTTAAGCTTGGCTTTTAAATCATTTAGATATCCGGCCGCTAAAATAGTAGCCAATGAATCTACGGTACTTGCAACGAACTTATTGGGCGCAGTCGAAATGTTGCCCTCAGTTATCATTGCAAAGGTTTCAAAATTAGACATAATCATAACCCCTATTAGTTAGCAACATATGGATTGTTGGTTTCAATTAATGCAATACCGTTGTACTGAATCACGTTTGCGCCCGATGTAATAACAGTCAACAATTCCCAACGGTCATTTTGTGGAACCCAAGTAATAGATGTACTTACATCACGGTTAAAGATTTGTACCATGGAATCCATATGGACTAATGGGACTAGATATTGGTCTGTAGAACCACTAACTGTAAATGGAATCGTATTGATACCATTGGCACCCAAAGTGCGAATATCCACACCCAAATAAGATGCCAATTTATTATCAACCAATGGCCTAACATCATTGTAAAATATATTCACAACTCGATCATCAGCTAACATAGATTGCTTGGTAATCGCTGGCAACCAAAGACTACAAGAGTTTTCCATCACGTTCACACCTTGGTTTTCAAGGTAGGACAATGCTTGGGCAATCTTGCCTTCGTTCATACCTGTATTAACACCTACAGTATATGCCACAGAAAATATGGTAGAAAATCCAGCAGAGGTATATAGGGCATTAATCTTAATATAGTCCACCATACGTGCTGCTGCCAATGCGTGCAATTTCGCATGGTCAACGATTTTGTCGTAAGCAAATAAGGTTTTTTCACCACCGCCTATGACTGTTTTTAATGCATAGTTGTAAGGAACAATCATCACGTTGGTTGCATCAACGGGTGTTACGGGAATATCAACAGGTGCATAAGTTTGGTTTTGCATCTCGATGATATCAGATACAGGTACGTTGGTTGCTTCACCAGTGGTTCCATGGCGTTCTTCGATGGTGTCGGCCAAGTACTGATGGTTTTGGTATCTAATGGTTACTTCGGTATCGAACAGCTGGGATGCTGTTGCTAAATCTATTTGATCTGCCATTATGGCGCTCCGGTAAGTCTAAACAAATAAAGCCTGGTGGCTTTGCCTATCTATACCTATTGGGTTACGAAGATTTTCGGCCAATATTATGATTGAAAACTTCCTACAAGGTTGCCAAACGGGCTTGTAGAAGTAATAACCTATTGTATGACTTAATTTTTTACTTTGTCAAATGCAGAAATTACATTCAGGTGTCCTGGTCATTTGAATGCTCTCTTGTCGCTTTTACGACTTCCCCGCGCTGACTTTCACAGCATTTCTGCTTTTCTTATATACCATAAACTTTTAATATGGGAAGCATCCATGCTTGAACTTCAGCCCAAAAATCAGTAATCGGCATAAAACATGAATAGCTAGATGTGCCTGCATTATTGGTTCCTTTAAATGCAGTAATCGAATAGGTTTTTGTGGTTGGATTGCAGATAACATTAAACCGATACATTCGGTATCTTTTGTTCAATCCAGCCTGAATACCCTTAATTACCATGTGGCTCATGGCTTATCACTCCTAATTTCAATGGATACACCATAAATCTTATATACGCGCGGAACATTTGCAGCATTTCCATACCTTTCTTGCAACAACTG